TGCACAGGTTGGCAAGAAGAGCATCGGTACAGGCTACATCAAGATGGACGATACCGGGCTTTGGTATGAGGCTCAACTTGACATGGCGGATGAGTACGGCTCGATGATCGCGAAGCTCTGCAAGCAAGGCAAGATGGGCTTTTCCTCCGGTGCTGCCGGTCATCTGGTAGAGCGCAAGAGCATGGGCGGTGCCGCTGAAATCACACGCTGGCCTATCGCCGAGGCATCGATTACCCCGACACCAGCCGAATATCGTAACAGCGTCAAAACCCTCAAGGAGTACTACGGCATGGAGCCTATGATGGAAGAAGAAGAGATGGTCATGGCTCCAATGCCTGAACAGTCCCCGGAAGAGTACGCTATGTCGGTATACGATGAGTCCGAAGGTGACCTTATCCACGAAGGATTGGAAGCCTACTACGATGCGCTTTGTGGAGCCATTGAAGTCGTATCCGATCAGAGCATGGCGGATGCCATCATTGATGAATTTGCTCGACGTGCTAAGGGGCTATACGCCATGCACGGCATGAAGAGCGTACAACCCGCATCCCTGCGGGGTGTAGAACGTCGACTGCGGGATGCAGTCGGTCTTAGCCGGGCGAGCGCCAAGCGCTTAGCACCTGTAGTCTGGGATTCACTGCGGGACGCAGACCAGCCAGAAGTGCAACCGGAACTCGTAGTAGAGGCGAAAGCCCACGACAATGACGAGCGCCAGGAACTGCTGGCACGTCTGGAGTTGCTAACACAACTATGAATATCGAACAACTGACAGCCAAGCGTGAAACGCTTCTGGCTACAGCCCGTGAGCTGGCTTCCGGCGATGGTGACCTCGCACAGGTTAAGTCCATCATGGCCGAAGCAAAGAACATTGAAGAGCGTGTAGAGACAATCAAGAGCCTCGGCGCTTCCGCTCCTGTCGTAACACCTGCGGTTGACCCTCAGCCTTGGAAGGGCGGCATCAACGTTCAGCGTAACCCGTTCAACGGATCCGCTGATGAGAAGAACCTGAAGGCTTACACCTTTGGGCAGTTCGCTCGCCACCTTGCCGGTGTCAAGTCCGCTACAAAGTGGCTCCAGTCCAACGGACACATGAAGGCACAGAACGAAGGCACAGACACTGCCGGTGGTTTTACGGTTCCTAACATCGTGTCCAGCGACCTTATCTACCTCCGTGAAATGTACGGCGTTGCTCGCCGCAACAGCCGCATCTACCCTATGTCATCGGATACCCTTTTGGTTCCAAGTGCAACCGGTAGCACAACGGTCTACTACGCATCCGAAGCGACAGCAATTACCGATTCGCAGCTGACTTTCGCGCAGGTTTCCCTGAGCGCAAAGAAGCTTGCTGTTCTTACGATTGCATCCAAGGAACTTGGCGAAGATACGGTCATCGACCTTGGCGCAGCCCTTGCCCGTGACATGGCATATGCAATCGCTAAGGAAGAAGATAACGCTTGTTTCAACGGTGACGGTACATCCACTTATGGAAGCATCACTGGTATCCTCAATGCTGTCTACGGCTTGAACGCGACCAAGGCTAACATCGCTGGTGTTGTTCTTGGTGCTGCACTTTCCGGTGCTGCATTCAGCAACTTCACACTGGCTAACTTCCAAGCCATGGTTGCAAAGTTGCCAACGTATGCGGACAATGCCAAGTGGTATATGCATAAAGACCTGTTCTTTAACGGTGTTGCGGACAAACTTATCGCTCTTGGCGGTAACGCAATCCTCGACATTCAGAACGCATACACCCAAGCACCTACGCTGTTCGGCTATCCGATCGAGTGGGTACAGAATATGCCAAAGGCACCAGCTGCAACAATCCCTGTTGCAATCCTTGGTGACCTTACTAAGGGTGTAGCATTCGGTGACCGTCGCGCAATGACGGTTGAGGTTTCCGATCAGGTGAAGTTTGTCGAAGACGCTCTTACCTACAAGGCTACAGAGCGGTTTGCTTTCAACGCTCACGATGTTGGAAACGTCAACGCTTCCGCTGCATCTAAGGTGCCTGGTTCGCTTATCGTTCTCGCAACCACAACCGCTTCCTAAGCGGCTCGGTTCTACTCAAGCCCTCGGCAGACGTGCCGGGGGCTTTTCCTTTGTGTGGGATACTGAAACCATGATGACACGAGCCGAAGCGATAGCGCAGGTTTCCCTTTTTGTGGATGCCCAGTCCTATCCGCAGATGTCCACCACCGACATAGGGAGCATCCTTGATTCCTTCTCCCGGTTCACCACTTGGGCTGTAAGCACGGCTTACTCTGTCGGTGACCGTGTAGTGCCTACAACGCCTAACGGCAGGGTTTACGAGTGCCGTGTTGCTGGAACATCAGGCACGACACAACCCGATTACCCCGTGTACCCTGCTTACCAGTTTCAAGGCTTCAGTATTGAGGATGGCGCATCTAATCCACGGCTTACATGGGTAGACATGGGGCCTGCTAACATCGAGCGCTACGATGTCAGGACAGCCACCCGGCAGGGCTGGCTTATAAAAGCATCACGGTGTGCTTCAGACATCGATGCTAAAGAAGGCACCAGCGATGTGAAGCTTTCCCAACTCAAAGCGCACTGCCTTTCGATGGCTGAACGATATCGTCCCTTGGTGTTCGCATGAGTCCGATTCTACGCGCAACGCTTCAAGCTGGCATGGTACGCAACCTGTGCCAAGACCGAGTAGAAATACACCGCTTCACGCTTACCGAAGACGGCAGGGGCGGTGCTACAGAAACGTGGCGTAAGGTTGCCGAGTACAACGCTAGGCTAACCAACCAGAGCGACACAGAATCTATCGTAGGCGGTGGCATCCAGTCATCTGCACAGTGGACGCTGATAATTGCTGTCGGTGCTGACGTGATGCCGCAGGACAGGGTCTACCGGGTTGGTGATGACTCAAAGTATTACGATGTGATCGGGTCAGACTTTGGACAGACCGAACTTTTAGTACAGCACGTAGGATTAGTGGAGCGGACATCATGACGGCAGAGATGTGGGTTCAGATTGGCATACAAGCCTTTATTACGACTATGTCAATCGGTGCCGCTTGGGTCGCACTACAAGTCAGGTTGACGCGCCTGGAGACTCAGGTGGCGCACATCATCAACACCTTAGACGGGCAGCAGCAGGAAGTGCGCCGCATAGAACAAAGACTCGGTAAACTCGAGAACAAGGTTTCCGCGCTGGAGGCGATCATACAAAGATGAACAGTATCAGCATCAAAAGGTTGGTGGTCGTTGTGATCGTGGCTTTCGTAGCTGCATTCACCAGCGTCTTCGGCGATGGCGTACGCACCGCTGAAGCCAAAGATATTTCTGAACTGGGCGCAGTGCTAGCACTCTACGGCTCGAAGGCGGTAGCGGCGGGTGTCTCCGCTGCGGTGAGCAGTGTGCTGGCGTTCCTCACGATGCCTTTCAAGGGTGTGCAAGCGAACAGCCTGAAGGTGGGCAAATGAACCTGCAAAACTATCGGCTGGAGCCTAATCCATTGAGCCCCGGTGACTGGATTGTCTTTGGTGATATCTATGATAATGATGGCAACCTACTCGGCACGTTTGGTGAGAATGGTACGAGCGTTTTCGGTTGGTGGGTTACTCAGGATGCTCAGTTTCAGTTGAACTATTCCAATCAGTTCGCAGTTGTTATGGCTCAAGAAATCGTAAATGGAACCGCTGAATAATGGCAACTTACTATGTTAGACCAGACGGTAACAACAGTAATACTGGTTTAGGCTCTACGGTCGGTCTAGCGTGGCAGACCATACAAAAAGCACTGGGAGCCACTGGTATAGGCTCAGGTGATACGGTTTACATCGCTCCCGGTTTATACGGTGAGCAGGTGACAATCGGAGGCACATACAGCGCAACCACCTATATCACAGGTGACCCTACAGCGGCGCAGTTCCCCGGTGTAAATGCTGGACGTGTTCAGATTGGTGCGTTCACAACCGTATCAGGTGCAAGTATTTACGCAGGCACCACCATATCAGGGACAAGTAAAAGTTATCTGTATTTCAATAACTTGGAGTTTGTACTAAACTGCACAACGGCAGTTCCGGGTATCAATCTTTTGACTGGTCGATACAACACATTTGATAAATGTGTATTCCAACTAAGTGCACAAAATACTGTTTGGCTGATGAACATGACGGCTGCGACATCTACCGCACTTGACTTTACAGTAAAAAGTTGTATTTTTATAGGGACAACAGTAGCGCTTGGGTCTCATTTCGTTTCAACAGGTCAAAATGTTGTTACAGATACATCTTCGGTTACTGACTGTTTATTTATCGGGCTTAGCGTTGGAGTTCTTCCTACCAACTTGACATTGTCTGTTACTAACTGCCATTTTATAAATCAAAATCTTCAGGGTATTGGTCAATCTGGTACACAGCAATTAACCATACAAAACAATCTTTTTTATGGTTGTGTAACAGGTGCGTCCTTTACAAACTCATCAAGTGGGACACAGACAAACTGCCGGTACATTGCCTGTGGTACTACTTTTACAAATGTTCCATCATCGGTATCAAGTACCGCAGTTGGTTTACCGGGATTTGAAACCGGATATACCTTATTAACCGGCATGAACCCTGTGCAGTTTTTTGGTTCATATAATGGCAGTCCTAATACGAGCTTTGGAACTGCAACAGGTGCGCCAGCAACCGACATGTATGGTATTGCTTGGT